TGCTCCGACCCAGCCCGAACGCGGCCATTAACACACCGGCGATTATGGCCAGTACAGTTAATAGCATTTGCATCAGATTAACCCTTTGTAGGCGTCATAGGTGCCGCTGCGCATCACCTCAGCATGACGGCGCGCGCGATTAGGGGTTTGTCGTGCCCAGAGGCTATTCAGCATTCCACCAGCTGCACCGGCAAAATCACCACGTGAAATCATGCCCAGCGTATTAGTGAAACCAGCCAGGCCAGCCACGCCCATCTGATAGGCCATGCTGTAAAGAATGTCTCGACGTGCGTCGTTGCATTGCGCCAGTGCGGCCACAATTGTAGGCTGTCGGTTCATTGAGGCGGTCTTGGCGTCTACCAGGCATTGCTTCCACACATCACCAGCACGGCGAGGGACGGTAAACTGATACTGGCTGATTGGTGCGTTTTGAGGGCCAATTCTGATACCACCGGCAACCGTTGGAAAATTGCGTGTGTCCCAATAGGGAGCCTCACGATAACCCTCCTCAAAATGCAGAATCTCAATGATTTTACTCACCGGTTTTACTCCGTGATGGATATGAAAAGATGCGAGATACATTGCCCCGCGCGATGAATACAACCAGGCATACCAAAGCGTGTGAAATTACAATCGGCCACCCTGATGCGCGATACAGGCCAAATAACCAGAGCAACACGAAGTTTCCGTATGCCAGAATCAGGGCTGCGGCCACCCATGAAATGAGTGGTTTGTGAGTTCTCCCCCTTTTGCTGAAAATCATCAGGCGCAGGGTTATAGCCGCACTGAATGCGACCACCAATAAAGTTTGAGGATTACAGTCAATGGTCATGATTTGTCTCCCAGCCACTTTTTGACGAATGGCAGTTTTGAGACGCCACCATTTTTCAGCCAGAAATAACCCTGCACTGCAGCCGCTGAAATGATCACTGCTGCCAGTGCGTCCAAAGGTTTTTCGCGATATTCGAGATAGTCCTCAATTTTGTCCGCAACAAAACCTGCACCGAAAATGCCAGCGGCGTAACCAAACAGGAAATAACCAAATATCTGGCGGCGCGTCAGGTCGCTGGCAGTGACGATAAAGCACATCGACCCGGCAAACGCCCCGAACGCGATTGAGTAATCTACAGAGGTGATGAATCCAACCAGCGCAGACGTGACAATGCCCCAGCCAGCTACCGTTCCCACAGTAGCGCTGGTGCTCAATGGCTCAGCCATTATTTCTCCCTCTGTTTTTTAGAGCGACCTTAGATACAAAATAGGCCCGCCGTAGCGAGCCTGATTCTATTTATAGATACTGATACCTTCGACCTTAATTTTTTATCTTTCTAAAAATCCATTTGAAAGAAAATAGCAGTATCAAAGCATAACAAATAATAACCGTTATCAACGAAGTGAAGGTTACTGGGTCAGCCCCAGGTTCATATATATCAGTCTGATAGTGACTAAAATATTGGTAAGAGTGATCAACTAACCAACGGGTGACAGGATAGAGGGGCATGCCATAACGTGACAGCATAAAAGCCATAACAAAGCAGACCAAAAATCCTGCAGTATTTTTAACGAGTTTTGCAGTTTTCAAAATTGCTATCTCCTTGAACATCGACAAAGCCATATGCCATTAATCCAAAACGAGAAGTAGGCACACGAACTTTTTGTCTACGAAGCAAAGACTGCCTAACCATATAAAAATCAGAGTGTTTGAAGAAAGTGATGCATCCTTCACTTATTCCAGAGCCATCAGGTCGCAGCGGATGCAAGCGGAACCCCCCTCGAGACACACCATTGATGAACATGTGATCGCTCATAGTGTGGGAATTAAATAGAGCAAACCACTCAGAATGGTTTGAACCGTTCCACGCATCTATCACCCGGCCTCTAAGTTGATTGGCGAGACTTCCCTCAGGACGGTCAACTATCCAATAGCGGCCAACAGGAATGCCACTGTTAGGAAGGTAGGTGCAGTTCACATCGTTCGTATATGGTTTCTGCCCAGAAAAGACAGGAAATGTACCAACACCGTAAACGTGTAATTTGGCCTCACCACCACCTTTAGTCAGGTCGTTGTAGTTCATTCTCATTATTTGCATAAAAAAGTCCTTGTAATTATCTGCAAATCAAGATGCTACTGTTTATCGGTTTAATCAGGTAAACAATATTAGACGTCGAACCATTATTGAGAGAAATTATGTAACTGCTCAATTATACTAACTTTGATTGGTTAATAGAGTTCACAAGGCGTGCTTCGATAGCAACCCTTGTAACACTGGCATCATATCAAATTGCCACCTAATATGGCTTTTTTTGTTGCAGTTTGCAAGAATTTTGTTTTTGTTGCACTACTTGTAGCAAGTAATATAATTTTACCACCAGATAATGCCTTACAGTCCTGTGCTCGAATCAATTTAATCATCACTGTCATCCAGAAAAAAGGGCAAAAAAGCCTCCTGTTCCCATGTTTAACATTTGATAGCGTCGATTATATTCAATTAAATTCACAGCAAGGGCCGTGTCTGTAAGGTCTTTGCATCGATATTTTTTTTAATCATAAGGATAGGGATATGCATAAACTTTTAATATTGACTGTATTTGCTTTGTTAACAGGATGTACCTCACCAAAATATAATTACAGCCCAACAACAGAAAATATCAGTGAACCTCCTAAAGGTTCGATTAACACAGCATACGTTGGTGACTCCCTGTTGCGTCAAGGTGTTGCGTCACGATATGAAGGATTGAAGGTTAGTGCACCGGCTAAGGTCTCTTGGGCCTATACCGTTACGCCTGGCTATTTGAAGAAAGTTGGAGAAGATGCCAAAAATGAGTTTTACCTGCCAACAGGCACGCCTGAGTCTGCAAATGTTGATAAGGCCGCAATAGCTGATATGTGGCAAGGTATAATGGCAAAAAAGAACACAAGAACACTGTGTGTGATTACTGTTTTCTCAGCCTCCATCTGTGAGGACAACATGCCATTCGAGCACACTACTTTGAATGTCAGCTCTGAAAACAGCTTTCAGCAGACCCTGCTCTATAATGGCCGTGTCGGAGACAAAATTAACATTGGATACCGCGAGTCCTCTGGAAACATGGCGCGTCCCGCATTCAATAACGAGGTCGAATACGACCTTTCAGAATCCAAAACAATTGGCTACAAAGGTGCTCGAATTGAGGTCATTGAGGCCACAAACCAGAGCATCAAGTATAGGGTTCTGAGTAACTTCAATTAATCTGAGCAGAAGCCCACTCCGTTGGGCTTTTTCCTGCTCCAATTATGCTATTCATCCAACGCGCTGATGTATTTCTCCAGAGCGCCATGGAGAGATGCTTCATCCAGTGCTCTTACCATCGCTTTTAATACCTGCCAGTGCGGTGAATAAATGCGGCTCCAGGTTGATCGTGATACCCCCAGCCGTGAGGCCAGCAAAGCACCTGCATATTTCTTGAAAGTACTGTTCGACTGAGAACAGGCAATCTCCTGCACTGCCACCCAAACTAGCGAAGAAAGCCGCTTTTGCGTTTTCTTAATTAACCCTGTCGGAAGGCATAGCTTGAATTCGTGCCAGATGTATTCACACAAGGTGATCTGATGGCGAAAATCCAGATCATATCCGTAGCAGTATCGCAGCCATGCCTGCTCATGCTCTGAAAGCTGATTAACAGCGCGTCGCCACGGTGACGCTGCGAAATACTCATCGCCAATTGGTGGCAGTGGTCTGCGTCTGCTGCGCGTTTCCAGTGCATATACAGCGGTATTTTCGGCCCTAACTTTCCTTTTCCCGCCCTTCCCATCATCCAGCTCGACGGTATGGATCGGTTTACGTGTAAAGCGGCTTTTCTCAGCTGGAGGATTCTCGCTGAATGCCTGCAGTTGACCCTTGGTGCTGCCGGAGTAATCGGCCAGAGCGCGCCTCAGTTCTGTGCGAGCGTATTCCAGATCCTGCACCCTCATGAAATCAGCCCCTCACGTTCCCAGATATCGAGCGTGCGCAGAACGCCCTCGGCGTGCATCAGGCGCAGCTCTTCATGGGTATATCCAGTTTTAAGACGGCCATCTACAGCTGCGTGGCAGTTGTCGCAGCCAATTGCACCGGTCAGATCGCTGGGTTTGATACCCATTCCG